ATTAAGTATATTTTAAAATATTCAAGTGAATATTCACTTATTAACCTATAATGTCTGATTCAGAGACTGTTCTTTCTATAGATTACTACCCTGATTTAATTTCGCTCTTAATGAAGTCGACAAACAGATCAGGAGTTAATAATCAGGAAGATGTCAAGAGGTTAACTGAAATAGATATAAAGAATTTACCCTTTGATTTATTAAAGAAATTAAAATCAAAGTTTAGTCTGATTAGTGATATATATAGTGATGAATCATCAAGAAATATAAGCGATTTGTCTTTCGAATTATCATGCAATTTTGAGTTGCTTGCTGCAGCCAATGTAACTTTTGATAAAAAAGATCTCTTCTACAATGATAAGTATGAAGAAAGGGTTGAAAGCATAGTTACAGGATCACTCATATCAAATTCAGTCAGAAATTTGAACAATGTAAGGCATATACCAACAACAGGATCAGTTTTTGATACAACTGGTTCACAAGAATTGTTTATATCACTACAAAGAACATATAATCATATTGAGAGAGAGAGAGATTCTGAAACTTCATATTTTGAAAAGAGTATCCGTGACAATGGTAAGAGTGAAGAGTATTACAAAGAATGGGCCTTAAGGAATAAGAATAAAAAAGTGAAATTTATATCACTAGGTCCTTTATGTGCAATATATATCTCAGAAGATATATTTATATTTACAATGCATCACTTGAGAAGGTATATTGAGTTAATAAAATCATTATCTCACTTATCATTAATGTTAAGTTATGAAGCATTAAGGAAGCCAAATGAGGATTGTATAAGATCATTATTACAAGTTGCAGAGGATATATCAAAAGATGACCCAGAGATGTTAGGTGAATGTATCAAAGCAGCAAGACAGATGTTTATATATGAGTTAGATACTAGCCCACTTATATCCCATGATCCAAGAGGAGATTATCTTAGTACCTTAAAGGCTACTAGGGTTAGAGGAGCAAAAAAGTATCATAATATAGTTAGATTAATAACACACTCTCCAGAATTACGTGTAAATATATGCAATACTTTTAAGCTATATTATCATCCTGATTCAAATTTATATGAAGTATTTGAGACAATAAAGGGATTTCACACACCTAATAAATCAGATTCATCATTGATGGATAGATTTAATGGGACTCTGAGGAGAGCGTTGTTTAAATCTCTAAAAGAAACCGGGACTGATGTAAGATTAAGAGGAAATGGTATGCTATCAAATCTATCTAAACATAGTAAGGTTGATATTAACAAAATGCTTGATTTCCCATGGTCTGCATGGTCAGAGGTAGAATTTGAAATATGTGATAGAATAACAAAACCCTCTGAATATAAGTTAAAATCATCTGATAAATCTTCACAAAATGATGGCCCATGCTCTATTGATGACCTTGAAGAAATGGTTAAATGGTCTAACATTCAAGATATGGTTAAGCCATCAGTATCAGAGAATTTTAGAACCTCAAATGACTTAAATAAATACTTACTAACTGGGAAAGATTATCTTAATGATACAAAGACAGTCTTTTCAAAATTTAACAAATTAATAAAGGCTCATGAAGAATTTGAATCTAAGTACTATAATACTGAGATTGATGATATACCACAGAAAGATCTTTTTGATTTTGTATATAGAAATGAAGCTGCAAGAACACTAGTTGGAACAGAACCAAAGCTTGGTGAATACCATAAAAAATATACTAGAATGTTTTACCTTGCAGAACAATTTATAAAATCTATTACTCAAAGAGTAGAGAGACTAGCTAGACAAGTTAGTAGGAAGCAAACAGGTGTATCTATTGTAAAAGGTTTTGAAGGTAATAGGAAAGATTTGGAAAAATTTTCTTTATCAATGACTGCTCCTGGTGATGAAAATACTGCTGTATTTATATCTTTTGATCTATCTGAGTTTTCGAAGAAATTCCCAATGAAGATTGTACGAGCATATGGTAAAATATTATATGAGTTAACTGGTGAAGAATGGTTAAAACGGATAGATTTAGTGTTCAGATCTGCTCTAGTTATCCATAATACTAGAGGCTTCTTTTCATACACTTCTGGTGTTAAAGGAGGATTTGAAGGATTCCTAAACTTTGTCTGGTCTTCATGCCATGCAGTTATAATGGAGATTTCATTAGAGGCTATTTCTTTAAGGGGTGAATTACTCACCTTCTCAGATGATGGGTTATTATACTTTATATATAAGACTATATTGGGTAGAGCATGGCTTTTAAACAAAATATATACAATACAAAGGATTTATAAAAGATTTGGACTTATTTTTAATCTTAAGAAAACAATGGTGTCTTCAATGATATGGGAATATCTAGGTAACATATGTTTCTTGCAAAAGATAATAGACATGTCTATAAAAGAGTGCTCATCATACGGTAGAGTTATGCGATCAAAAGGAATAGTTACAGTTGCTGATAATTTTGATAGGTTAATAGGACAAACTAGATCTCTGATAAGATCAGGATTTTCACCAAATAAAGCTTATTTTATGATGCGATATTATTCAGATTTAATAATAAGAAGAATAAACAATAAATTGAGTAGTGAAACAATAGAATCACTCTTGATTACACCTAGAAACTGTGGAGGATTTAGGATCCCTAGTTTGATTGAAATGATGTCTTCTTCAACAGTTGATAAAGATTCAGAGTATATAGCTGATCTGATGTTATATAGTGATTCACTATTTACAGTTTCAAATATATCCATAACTATAGTTTCAAATAATATGTCTAGTAAGAATAATGCCCTGAATTCTATATTACTAGGGACAAGATTCAAAACTACAGGTCTAAAGACAAATGGATACTCAACTCTAAATATGCTATTGAATGAGGTATCAGAAACTTCTCTTATTAAAGTCTCTAAGAATCCTTTAACTAAAAAAATCCTAATAAAAATGTCTAACCTTTTAAAGGCTTATGATAACATTGACCCTACCTTATTAACTTATTTTATATCAAACTTAGAACCATGGGATGAATATCAAAGATCTCTAGGTATGATAAAGGGTAATTCTGCTCAAAAACTTATACCTAAGGATAAGATTAAGTATTATCAAAAGATGGAAACTAATAATGTGAGATATGCCCTTGAAGAATGGAGTAAGGTTGTAATCCCCCCGAGTAAATTAGATCCACAGAACATGATAAATATGTTTTCAAAAAACTTTACTAAAGATTATAATCTAAAAGAAATGAAAAAGTCATTTAGAACATGTTTTAGTAGGGTTTACACAAAACCTGATATTAGAGTTACCTTAGAAATAGACTCATCTGTATTTATTGTAGATCAACAATATTCAGAACCAAGATTAAACTTTAAGACTAGCACATCATCATTAGGGTGGATGTCTCATAATTCAAAATCAACACATATCCTTAATGTGCGAAAAATGCTAGATGTTGTTGCATCTTTAGCGGCAATTGATACTAATTCAGCTGAAATGGTGAGATACATGTGCTCAGTTTTTGGTGTATTGATTCCAGTCATACCTACTAATCTTATCTCATCTGCATATCGGAGAAGTATCAAAAGTAAAACCTCACAAGACATTGCATTGTTTTTACCAAAATACTTTAATGCACTATCAAGTTCTCGTTACATTGGTGACTTGGCCAGCTATGTATATAACTTACAAAGAGCAGATAGATCTACTTATTTAGAATTAGCAAGGGCAACAGCATCTGTAGAATTTGATGCAACTTATAGAAAACAGGGTAAATCAAAAATAGATATATTTAATTTTGATTATAAGTTGAGATATAGGCCATTTAAAATAGATGATATGTTTTATAACATAACCCCAACATTAAAGCCTGGTTATGACCACCCTGAGGAAATAGATAGTGTACCTGTATCTGATGAACAAAGATCTGAATTTAATAGCTCGGTAGTAGAGCATGTAGAGTATATTGAAATGGAAGGAGTTATAGAAAACTTTATGAGAAGAAAATTAGATAAAAATTCAGTACAATATTGTATGATAAATTCTATGAGAAGGCAAAAGCTTACAGATTGGGTTAGATCAATATGTTTCCATTCTTCATCAGCAATAGTGCCAAGATCTTCAGTCTCTGAGAATTTATTAACTAGGATAGATGATATAAAGTATGCTATAATTGTTGGTGCATATCTATCTTTAGATCCATTGGATAGGAAGCAAATAGCAAATTATTCATTTCTTACTCTAAAGGAAGACAATGATTATAATGATGATAAGAATCAAATAAATAAATATGGATATGATACAGATGATTATGATGATGATAGTGATAATGAGGATGATATAGAAAATGAATCTGATTCTTTAAGTAAGTATATAGATGACTATGATAGTAATTTTGATAATGAAAGCTTTGGTTTTAATAGAATTGATGCTAAAAATCCATATACTGAAGAAAATTCTATAATTAAAAAGTTTCATGATCGCATAAATGCTTTCTGTAATTCAATTATTAATGTTAAGTATCCATTATTTCCCTCTGAGTCAATAAACTCACTCATTAATGATAGACCTCAACATGTCAGAATTGTTGCTGATTATATAACAAATCGAACCTTTCTTGGTAGCTCAAAAATTTATATAACGAGATCTCCAACTGAAAGAAAAGGCTTTGCAGGATATAACTACACTAATTTATACAGTGAAGTATACACAAACTCACTAACAATGATATATTCTATCTGCAAT